TGCACTCGGCAACTATGTAGTCAAGCTGTGAAAGTATGAATGGCCCAGGGCAAGCGGTAGCCGAATACTGCTGATGCCAAGCAATAAAGAACTCGCTCTGTACCTGAGTCTTGATGTTCTTAGCAAAGCCTCGGTTAGCTCTTGGAGAGATGCTTGCATGAAAGATAATGACATCAATCAAAGCCTCAATAGCGGCAGATGACACAGGCCAATCGCCACCGACAGATGAGTTGTCAATCTCGAAAGTCACAGCACTAGGGTCAGGCTGACCACCTGTTGAGTAAGGTCTGCGCTCAGGGTTTACGATTCCTGTTACAGCACCTGAGTTTGAGATGTGATAGGTCGGGTGAGAGTTTCTTGAGTTCTTGTTCGCAACATAGTTGAGTCCGTTAGTTCCTGCGACATGGTGAATGACTACTCCGTTGATGGCTTGCCCATTACGAGAGCCACCGAATCCGTTGTCTTGTATTCCTGCAACCTTTGGATACCAGCTCATTATTTTCCTATCGTGGTCATTAGTAATCCGATGATGGCCACAACTGCTGCTGTTAGCCCTGTGTATGCAACTCGCTCAATCCAAGCAAGTCTGGCAAGTGTGAGTTCTACTTCTCTGATTCTTTCCGGCACATCGTCAAGGTGATCTAGTTTCTGCAAGACCTGGATAAGGATCTGTCCATGCTCAAGTTGCTTTTTGTAGATGTCGGCCTGAGTAATCCGAACTGAAGTAGTTTCCTCAGACATTAGCTTTGGAGTGCTTCTATTTCGTTAGCGGTCAATCCGAGCTTGGTCAGCTTGGCGATAGCTGATTCTCTTGCTTTTATTTTGGCTTGTTCTTTTGCTTCTTGCTGGGCTTGGTCGGCGGTCACTACAAGATAAGTTTGATATTCCTCGTCAGTCATTTCTCTAACAAGGTTTTCAATTTGAATGTTTGGTTTAGTCATTATGCCTTCTTGTATCCGTAAACCTGTATTGTTCCGCCAGTGGTAGTTCCAGCGGCAAAAATTAAGGTAAAGGCGGTATAGCTAGTTGCGTCATTCAAAAAGCCAGAACCTACTCGATAAAAGCCACCAGTTGCAGGGCTTGATAAAATACCATTCATACTGGTTCTTTTTGTTTGAAAAGGTAAAAAGAGTTCTGCATTTCCAAACATTCCATTTAGACCTGTAATACCAAAAGCAAAAGAAGCACCATTACTAACATTACGGGTTGCTCCCACATTGGCATATGTAACCTGATTCATCGCTTGATAATACCCAGTTGTTGTTGCGCCTAACTGCAGGTTAATAAACTCACCATCTAAAGTTGCAACGCCACCAGTAGCAACAATTTTGTAGTTGTCATAGTCGGCACTAAAGACATCACTAACGACAACCGAACTAACAGCCGAACCAACAGTTTGGCTTTTGATTAAGTCCAAGCCACCTGAAGCCAACGCAACATAGGAGCTGCCATCGTAACTTTCATAACTTTTGGAGTCCTCAAGATAAGTCAGCATACCCTCGACTGGCGTGTCAATCGCTGAACCTCTAGCCCCTGAGTCAGCAAAGGTCATCACAGACTGATCCATTAGATAGGTGTTTACATCTGAGGCATCGAGCCTTGTAAAGGCTTCAAATTCTTTTCTTGGCATGGTTTCCTTCTATGGGCCTAGTATGTTGACATCTAGGATGCCGTTGATGTCGCTGTCTAGGATGAACAAGGTGCGTTCGTTCCTAAGTCTAAATTCTATCTCATGGCTGGTAATTGTAATGCGGTGTGAAATGCCTGTGATTAGACCAGAGGCAATCTTTGGATCACCTATTCCGTTAGGTGTAAAGCTGATGCTTATGTATGAGTCAATCTCAAGGTTTAGAACCGATAGCCTTTCCTCTATTGTCAAGTTGCTCAAATCAACTGTTATAGATTCAACCCTTAGCTGTGGCTCGTAGTAGTAAGTTAGTAAGTCTTTGGCAATATCAAAAGCACCTGCATCAGTTGAGTTGAGCAAACCACTAACCGAGTATGACCTAGTTCCATAAAGCTGTTTAGAGGCAGGGGCTTCAGATACTTGCACTTCAGCAAGTGTGTCTTGGGTGCTTGCCTCGATTCGATTGTAAAGAAACTCAGAGCCATAACTAACATCTATGCTGGTGAACCGAATACCAGCTCCAAAGTCGCTAAAGATAACAGGAACAGGCTCAGGGTTTGCGACTGTAACTGTAAGCAGGGATTGAGCGTTTCCAGGCTCAGAGGCTACCTCGGCACTAACTGTCGCTGAGTAAGGGCCAGAGTAGTCAGTACCGGCAGCAACAGCCACAGCGTTAATAGCGGCAACCTTGTAGTAGTAAGTAAAACCAGAGGTGAGGTTTGAGTCTGTGTAAGTGGTTGCGGTAGTGCCTGTGTTTGCAACTATTGTGGTGAAGTTGATGTTGTCAGTAGATCTCTGAATCCTGTATCCAGTAACAGCTTGTCCACCATCAGAGGTAACTGCTGACCAAGTAAAGGTTGTTGTTGTTCCCGATGCTGACACGCTTGGAGCAGTTGGGGCTGTTGGTAAAACATCGTAGTCAACCCTAAAGACTAAAGAGCCGTCTGATAATCCAGTAGAGCCATTATCAACAAAGTTGCTGGTATCCCCAGAGTTTGTATTGTCCTCTTTGATGGCAGGACTAAAGTTTGTATCTACTGCGTATGTCCATTGGTTAGTGTTGGTGTTAGTAAAACCTAGCCAGTATTGAGTTGATGAAAATACAGTTCTTGGGGTAGGCAAGGTTCTTACTGTCAAGCTAGGTGTGTCGCTGGTAGGCAAAGTAAACAGGCTGGTGAAAGACCCACTTGTTCCTGTGCTTGACCACAGAGCAAACCGAGTGACCTTTGTTGCCCCGTTGTATCCCGATACAGCAATACCTAAAGCAGAAACCAAAGCAGGTTTGGCAGCAGAGCCAGTCTTACCAGGTGCATCTCTACCGGTGATGTTTGGAAAAGTAATTTTATAGGCGGTCTTGTATGGTGGCCTAAAACCATTGAAAGGGTCTTGCCGCCTTACTGCGCCGTTGGTATAACTTGCAAATGCCATTAGCCAATCACCCACTCAGGGTCATAGGTTTCAAAAGCTCGCTCTGGTTGGTAGTCAGGCTGGTCTGGGTCTGTGGAGTTATAGACAGGATCGTTGTCACCATCGAAGTAAGCATCAACCACAGGTGTTTCCTCTATCAAGACAGCATCTATAAACAATGAATCAGCAGAGGTAACTCTAATGCCAGAGAATAAAGTTGTCGCATCAAAGGTAGTATTGATTCTCGACCAATCAGAGTCTGTGATTGTTTGACTAATAGATGATAGTTCTGTGTAGGCTGCTGTTCCACCTGTTGAGGTGATGCCAGACAAGGTAACTGTTGTAGTCCCTGAGCTGGCTTTAGCGTAAATAGACGCTGTGTATGTAGAGAACACCTCGCTTGTGAAGTATTGCTCAACAGTTGAGCTTGCACCGAGTAAACCACTAGCTGTGCCAATGTAGTCCGTTGCTGTTGATCTAGTTATTGTTCCAGCGGTAGTAACCCAAGACTGTGTGTTGTTTTCAAAAGAGGGGTTGTTGGACATGTTGAGTCTTGTGTAAGTAAACTCTGGGTTGTTTATGTCGTTGTTCCTGCTTCGGAATACTATGCGACCTGACTTGTCAATAAAGAGTCTGCCTGGCTCTGCCTTTTCAACCTCTTGCAAGTAACTCAAAACATTAGTGCCATCGCTGACTTCGTAATCACCGACTGTTGCTACACCTTGAGAGATAAGCCTCATGCTGGTAGGCCATACTGCTGTGCCACCAACCTCAGTACGAGCTAAGACCGACACAATACGCTCGCTAGTAAGTTGCTCAACTGGTGTGTAGTCGTTTAGGGTTTGGTTATTTAGATTCCAGAAAGCATCAGAGGCAACAATCTCAGCGATGGACTCACCACTTGGAGAGTAGCTAAAGTTCCAGTCAGTAATGAAGCCGCTAAAGACAATCTGATCCTCTTTGTAAACCCTTACCTCACCAGTTGGAACAATCAAACCCTGATAAGGGCTAGGGCCGTAGTCAGGGTCATACTGTCTGCGTTCGTTGTTTAGCTGAATAGAGCAAGAGGCAGCGTTGAAGGTATCCTGCTGTGGGTCTTTACCTCTAGTGACAGACACGCTAATAACATCTGCGCTGATGTCATTGAAGTTGACAGGTACGCCAGACTCAGCGAATCCAAACTCTACTTTGATTGACACTTAGCCTCTCCAAGCTGTACCTGATTGACGCTCAAAGTCTTTGATGGCGTTTACTACTGCTCTACCAATGTCTGATCCAGTAGCCATTCCACCTGAAATATTTATATTGTAAGTGTTGCCACCCTTGCCAGTAAAGTCACCTAGTCGGTCAAGGGGGATAACAGCTTCAGCCTGACCACCCTCACCGATGTTGGCAAGCACTCCACCTGGTCGGGGCATTACGATACCACCCTCGGCAAGTCTAGGAATAGCAACCTTGCCAATCTTACCTATCTGGAAATCTATGCCAATTACTGTTCCAGCCTTTAGAACCATGTTGATGAGATCAAGTAGCTTGTTGACTCCACCGATGACTGTGTTGATGTATCCCTCGATAACACCTATAACGCCATTGAGTGCGCCTTTAGCTATTGCAACTAAACCCTCAAAGATAGCGAGAAAGAAAGCGTCAATAGCTTTGAGTCCCTGACCGATGAAAAGAATAAAAGATACAAAGGCAGCACCGATTAGGTCAAACATTTGTCCCCAGCTACCGACAAAGGTATTGACAAGGTAGTCAGCTAAGAAAATAAAAGCACTAGCAA